TTTTAAAGCAACTAGGAGAGTTGATTAAGGTAAAGATAACAGGTGCTAAGGTTATAGCTAATAAGTTTTCGAGAGCATCTCAAAGACTAGATGATACCAAAAAAATTATTGACCAAGAGGTAGATTTACTTATGTCTAGGTCAAGAAATAAAGCACCAGAGGATACTGGCGCATTAAAGGCTTCTCAGTTTAAGATTCCTCTTAAAAATGATGGTTATGGTTATCGTGTAGGATTTAGAAAGTTTTACGCACCATTCCAAGAGTTTGGAACTCTTAGAAGTTATAAGGCAACTGGTGAATATGCTGAGTTTGACAAGTTTGCCTCCACTTTTAGGGTAAGTCAAGATAAATCTGGAAAAGGTAATAGACCTCGAAGATATTTTTTGCATTTTTACATTATTGCTAGAAAGTCAATTTTAAGAAAGACAGGAACAGTTGTTAAGAATATATTCAAATGATACAGAAGGATTGCGCATACGATTTACGGAAGGCTTATTATAGCGTTTTAACCGCTAGTCCAATAATGGTTGGCGCACATCAGGTTAAAGTATATGATGAGGTTGCTCCTAGTGATGCTGTTGCGCCTTATATCATTTTAGGTATTCAGACATCTGTTGGACTTAGAAGTAAGGACACATTCCAACGAGAGGCTACCATAGAGTTAAACGTATTTAACATCTGGGCTTCAAATGAAGGTGGAAAGAAAATAAATAACGACATAACCAACGCAATTGTCAATAAAGTGCTTACTGGTTCTTCTACCTTTGGCATTCAGCAGTATTTGACAGATTGGCAGGTAATAAATTGTGAATATCAAAGTAATTCTGTAATTTCACAAGTGCCAATGGGTTGGCAAGTAGAAGAAAATGTTATATTTACGCAATTGTTAAATCAATTAAATTGAGAATAAAATGGGATTAGTAAACGGAACTGACCTACGGATTTATGTAGGTACTAAAAAAATAGCGAATGAAACAACTTGTAGTATCGATTTGACTACTGCAATGATTGAAACTTCATCTAAGGATAGCGGTGCATGGATGACACAAATCCCTGGTCGTAAGTCATGGTCTATTACTGCTACTTTGCAGTTGGATTATGCTGATGGCGGTGCTAACTATACTTACGATGAGTTGCTTACTGCTTGGTTAGACCAAACTGCTTTGACTGTTACATTTAAGACTGCATCAGTAGGTGATACTACCTTGACTGGTACTGCTTATTTGGCATCTAAGCCAGTTTCTTCTAGCGACATGGAGATTGTAACTTGTGATATTACTTTGCAAGGCTCAGGTGCTTTGACTAAGAATACTGTAAGTGCTTAATTTTGCTGTTGTTTTTTAGTTTCAAAGGGAGGGGGTTATCTCCCTCCTTTTTTGGTTTAGCAAACAATTAACTTGAAAATATGCGTTCTATAACATTTGAAAACAAAGAATTACATTTTGACTTCACACTAGGTGCAATAAACGATGTGTTTGTCAAAGAACTTGGAGGTAACTTCGATGACCTGATTAACTTTCAGGATATGGCTGATAACCCAAGTAAACTTTTAGAAGTAACTAGAGATATACTATTGAGTGGACATATTTATTACTTGTTCATTAATGGTCAAGAAGAAGAAGGAGATAAGTTACTAGGTAAATTGAGGAGTGCAAGAATGATTGCCTCCAAATGGTTAATGGAAGTAAAGCCTATTACAGTTATTGAATGGGTTACTAAAGATATGATGCCCTCTGACATGGGTCAGCCTTCCGAAGGAGGGGAAGTTGGGGGAAAGTAGAAGTCCAATGGTCTGAAGTCCTTTGCAGGATTTACAAACTAGGACTGAAACCTTGGGAGTGGAAAAGGATGACTTTTGGAGAGTTCTTAGATTATGAATATGGTCAAGAACTTAGGAATGCTGATGATTGGAATAGGGCTAGACATATAATGTGGGCATCTATGGCTTCGATGGGTGGAAATAAAACACCACAACCCACAGAACTTGTTCCTTTATGGATTGACAAGTTAAAGAAAAAGAAAAAGCCTAAAAAGGAAGAATACCTTCCTGATGATGTTGTAAAGAAATGGATTGATAGTTTAGAAAATGGTTGATAATACTAATTTTGGTGTTAATATTAAGGTTGATTCTGAGGAGGCAGCCAGAAAACTCAAAGAGTTATCAAATGCGATGCAAGAGTTTGCTGGTTCGGCCCAGAAAAATTCTAATATTGCAGGCAATTCATTTAGTTCACTAGCATCAACTTTTAAGGGGGCTTTAGGTGCTATGGGTGTTACCCTAGCAGGAATATCATTTTCAAATTTAATTACTGGCGCATTAAAGGCATCAGCAGAATTAGAATCTGCGGCTATATCATTTGAAGTATTTACTGGTAGTGCTGAGGTTGCAAAGCAATTAATGGAGGACTTTAAGGCTGTTGCCATTAAATCTCCAATGCAATTTCAAGATGTAGTTCAAGGAGGTAAAACTCTTATGGCTTATGGAATAACCGCACAGCAAGTTATACCATTAGTTAAAATGCTTGGCGATGTATCAGGAGGTAATGCTGATAAATTTAATCGTTTATCCCTTGCTTTTGGACAAGTAAATGCAGTAGGGAGGTTAATGAGTGCCGAACTAAGACAAATGGTTCAAGCAAACTTTAATCCATTACAAGCAATTGCTAATAAAACTGGTGAATCTATGGATTCTCTTAGTAAAAGGCTTAGGGCAGGTCAAATATCTGTTAGAGAAGTTGCTGAGGCTTTCATGTATGCTACTCAAAAGGGTGGTCAATTTTATGGTAATGCAGAAAAGCAATCACAAAGTTTATTAGGTGCTTACAATAAATTTTCCGAAGGCTTAAAGTTTACCTTAGCAGAAATTGGTGATAATATTGCTAGAACATTTGATTTGAGGGGTGCTGCGGAAACCGCTTCAACAATGTTTGGTTTATTGGCAATAAACTTTAAAAATATAAATGAAGAAGGTGCAAAATCTGCATTTTGGTCAGAATCATTAAAAACTAGCCTTAGGGATGTTGCCTTAGTTTTAGATTTGGCAATTAAAGGATTTATGTTTTTAGGTCAGGTTATTGAAACCATATCTGGGCCTATTGATTCATTGTCAAATGCCTTAGACAACTTTGTTATTTCGGTAGCAGGAACATTTGGAAAAAAAGTTCAAGATACTGTAAAGGGTGCAATTGACTATGTAAATAATTTTGGTAAGGAATCTGAAAAGGTAGCAAAACAAAAGTCTCCTTTTGAAAAGTTAAAAAAAGATTACGAGGCTTTTATAAAGTCATTCAAAGATAAACCATCAGGTATTACTGGAGATGAGGAGACTAAGGCTGAACGTAACAGATTTGCCAAGTTATCCCAATTAGCAAGAGAAGGTTATACTGAGGTAAATAAGCACGTTAGAAGTGGATTCCAAACTAGGCTAGAGATATTCGATGAGTATGCTAGGGAAGAACTAAGGAAATATAAAGAACTTGGTATCAACACTTCTAACATAGAGAAAAACCAATTTAAGTATCGCCAACAAGTTGCCATGATGGAGACCGCTAAATTGACTTCAATTGTCAATAAAGGGTTTTCATTAGATAACATTAGGAGAAGTCTATCGGAAATGGTAGATGTTCAGGTTAGGCAATTTGAGCGTATTGGCAATGTAATCAAAACTAATATTTTTGGTCATCAGGCTGGCCCTGCTGGTGGATTAAGGTTAGAGCAATTAAGTGATAATCTTAAGGCTCAAACAGGGTATATGACTGCTGCAATTTCAGAAAGCGAAAGTGCATTAGCTACCTATGGCGCATCTATGTTTGCCGCTCAACAAGACTTTAAGATGAATATCCTTAGTGGATTTGGTGAAATGGCAGGTGGTCTAATGAGTGGTGCTATCAAGCTGAAAGATGGCTTTGATTTCATGATTAGAATGCTATTAAATGCTGCTGGTGATTTCTTAATTCAGGCTGGTACTACTGCTATTAAATTAGGGCTAGCCAAGTCAGCCATTGAGGCATCGTTATCTGCACTTGGGCCTGCTGCAATCCCAGTTGGTGTTGCGGCAATCGCTGCTGGTACAGCCTTAAAGAACATGGCTAAGAATATGGTTGGTGATACTGCACAAGGCATTAATAATGCAACTAAAGGTATTGTAGGTGCATCTGGTAGAACAACTGGCGCATCTTTTGCTTATGGAGGTGCATCTTATGCAACACAAAGTATTAAATTGCAAATAGATTTAACTGGTGCTATTACCGCATCACCAACAGGATATAATATTAACAAATCATTAGAAACAGTACTTAGGGTTACCGGTAGAGAATAATGACAGGATACGGAACTATTTATCGATTTGAGTTTGATGCTACTTGCAAGCCATTTTCTGACCAAGCATTAAATGTTACTAAATGTAAAGTCCTTATTTTAAAGAAGGCTTACACAGGTGCAATAACTGATATTCCTCATGGACAAGTTAGTCCTGTTGTTATTGATTACCCTACTGCCGATGACGATGTGTTCTACCCATTAAAAGGTAGTACTTTATCATTTATGGTGCTTGGTGGTGCTATTAATATGGATTCCTTGATTTCTGAGGATGAAAATGAGTACTTCTTAGAGTATTATCGTGATGATGTTTTATTCTGGAGTGGTTTTGTTAGCCCAGAGTTGTGTGAGGAGGATATATTCTTAAAATACCCTGCAATCGAGTTTAAAACCATTGATGGCCTTGGAACACTTAAAGACAAAGATTTAACGCTAAATCAAAAGTATCCAAAGGGTATCAATTCTTTACTTAATATCTTACAGACTGCATTGAACTTGATTGGGTATAACTACCCATTAAACGTTTTATGTAAGACCTTTAACCTTAATATTTCTAAGACTGATTATAGTACACCACTAGAACAGACTTACGTTTATACTGCTGGTCTGCAAGACAAGAACTTTAACTTTAAGGATAATCTAGATATTATCGTAAATATCTGTAACACCTTTAATTCTATTATATATCAGAATTATGGCAACTGGTATTTTGTTAAACCAAAGGATTTAGCATTTGGTGTTAATGAGGCGTCAATCTTTTCTACGAGTGGTGTGTTGAATACTTCATCTAAGAAGGCTATTCCTACATTAAACCATGGCACAGACTTTTTGATTATTGCTGAACCAAAGCGTAGTATTAGAAGGTTTTATAAGCAAGTTGAGATTGAATACCAAAGAGGTGATTCTAAGTTTATCAATGGTAACTTTAATTTGTGGACTGGAACAGTTACTGAGATACCTTACACCTCTACCTTAGATTTAAACGTAGGAACTCCTACTGAAACTGACTTCAAGGACTTCCTTAAATCTTTCCTAGGAACGCCTAAAAGTTATTGCCTATATGATTCTACATTTAATAGGTATTTCTTGGGTCTAACGTCAAGCAATGCAGGGCAAGGAGCATTAATTAGCCAAAAGTCTGTATCGGTTAATTGGGGTGAAGGATTTACCTTTAGTGTTAAAACTATTACATCTAATCCTAGTTTTAGTCTTGCTGTTACAATCCCTTTGGTTTTAGGAAACCAGACATTTTGGTATAATTTCGACACAGGACAATGGCAGAATAGTGAGTATATCTATACGAGTGCTGATTATCCTGATGGTGTTAGTGAGTTGCCAGTATTTACCTTTGATTTTCCTTTTCCAGAGGCATTGGTAGATTATGATGTTTATAAGTTTAAGGACTATAAGGTTGGCTTTAACTTATACGCTGCGCCTCGTAGTGGTTTTACTGGTAATCAAACCATCTATGAGCAAGTATTACTGAATGGTAATGGTAATTACTATAATGGCATATTTGGCACGCCTCCACTAACTGGTACTAAGCAAAGTGAATCTTATATTGACAGGTATATCCTTACTAATCCAAAGTTATCTACTATCATTCCAGATAAAAAAGTGGTTTACTTTGGAGATAAACAAGAACCCTTAAATGGAAACCTCTATTGGAGTGATGATAATTACTCTCATCTACATTATTTGTATAGTGGCGATTACTTTCCTACTGTGGTTAAAACATGGTACGAGAGAAACGAGTATGACCCATCGTATCCAAATGATGGTGTGTACGGTATTAACGAACTTAATGCTCGTAATATCCTGAATCAATATTCTGATTACCGCAACATATTTAAAGGTACAATTATAGGTAAGAACTTGCAATATGGTGCTATCTATCAATTCCCTGTTCAAGGTGCATTGGCTGACAAGAAATTCTGGCCTCTATCAATGCGTATCAATGAGCGTGATTGCACCGCAGATGTTGTGTTTATTGAACTAAGCCCTAACGAGATTACTGCACAGATGACATTAGAAAGGTTTGACACAAACAACAACCTTGTTTCCTCATCTATAAGTGAGAGTAAAAAAAAAATCGTAATGGGGTAGGTACTGACTTAGGTCAGGCTGGTTCTACTTCAACTATATTCCAGAAATTCGTGGCATTCTTTATGGATGACTTTAGACCTTGATGTTATGGCAAGAGAAATAGGCTATTTTAAATATGTAAGTCGTACCAAGATAGAGATGTATGGTAGCGGAGATTTTGGTTCTAACGAGGATAATGGTTACATCTATGGTTGGAGTGAAACACTAACTAATTTCAGGCTCAGGGCTTACCTAAAGACCTTTACTAATGCCTCCACTACATCTAAGGCTGGTATCCAGTTTAGAATCATGGCTAAGTCAAACGTAGCCTTTGTGGGCATGATGGTTGATGGGTCTAACAACATTGAGATATATCGTAGGCCGATAACCGATGACATCGTGGTAACCTCTTTTAGCACCGCTATTGGGCAACATGAAGGTATTTGGTTTGAGATGGTTAAAGTAGGTAACACCATAACATTCAAGTATTCCCTAGATGCAGAAACCACTTTACCAAGTGCAATAAATTGGGTAACTTTGGATAGTAGCGTAGATGACACCGATGCTTGGGCAACCTTAGAAAAACATTTGTGTGTTTCAAGTGGTACTGACAACGTAAATTTGGCTTATTTTACAAACGTTTATACAGAGGACTGCTGGATTAGCCCAGTAGGCCAAAAAGAAGATTAAGATGGCAGTTAAAGTATTAAGAGTATTTCAAGAGTTTACTTCGGCAGGTTATGTACCTATGCCGATTGCTGGGAACATAGATTATGGTGTTACTGTTGCTAACACTTTCCCTGCTACTACTCCTGCGACCTTCCAGACCGATGACCCAGATATTGAAGTAGATGTTACCGAGGTAACCGACTTTTATGTTTGGATTCGTTCTCATGGTACTGCTTGGAATTACCTATATACTCGTAACGTTAGGGTTTACCCTGATTCCCCTTCCATTAACAATGTGGTTATGGGGATTATTATTGCCAGATTAAGCGATGCTGTACCTTATACAGGTGCTACTCAGGATACGGACTTAGGTGAGTTTGGATTAAAGGCTGGGTGGTTAGGATTAGACCTTACACCTACTAATACTCCTACTGATGCAGGTACGATGTCTTGGAATGACCAAGATGGTACTGCTAACTTAATTTTAAAAGGTGGTAATGTTACCTTACAGATAGGTCAAGAACAGGTTACTCGTGTTGTAAATAAGACAGGCTCAAGTTTATTAGAGGCAAACTATCAAGCGGTAAGAATTAGTGGCGCACAAGGCAACAGATTAAAGGTGGCCTTAGCACAAGCCAATAACGATGCTAATAGTGCAGAAACATTAGGTATTGTAACAGAGACCATACTAAATAACGAGGAAGGTTTTATTACAACATCTGGTTTAGTTAGAGGTATTGACACCACAGGTACAATACAGGGTGAAACTTGGGCAGATGGTGATATGTTGTATCTGAGTGGTACAACTGCTGGTCAATTAACCAACGTTAAACCACAAGCACCTATCCATACCGTTATCATGGGTTATGTGGTTAGAGCGCACGCTACTCAGGGTCAAATCTATGTAAAAGTAGATAATGGGTATGAGTTAGATGAGTTGCACAACGTTAAGATTACCACTCCTACCGACAAGGACTTCCTTATTTACGATGGTACTAATCAGTATTGGAAGAATAGGGATTTGTTTGGTACTACTGGGTATTTACCTGTTTATGACACCACATCCTTATTAAAAGATTCAATTATTTATACTAATGGTACTGCTATTGGTATTGGTACAAACGTTTTACAATCTGGTGCAGTTGCTACCTTTGGTGATGTTGCTCATTTTACTGAGAATATATCGTTAGCTGATTCTAAGGGTATCGTTTCTGGTGGTGTTAATATGCTGTCAAGAAACAATCTAAACAATCAGATTATCATTGGCGCAGATGGTGGTATAAACGACAATGTTGCATTTTACGCTGGTGATTTAGAGCGTATGCGATTGCTTGCTAATGGACGATTGGCTATTAATAAGACAACTGCATCATACCAAGTAGATGTCCAAGGAGATGTCAATGTAAGTGGTGCATTTAGGGTAAATGGAACGATTATTCCCAATGGTACGGTTACATCGGTGGCCATGAGTGTACCTACTGGATTGGTTATTTCAGGTTCACCGATTACATCAAGCGGAACGTTAGCAGTAACCTATGCGGTTAATTATGGCATTCCTACCTTAACCAAGCAAAGCGATTGGGATGATGCCTATACTTGGGTAACTAACTTTCCAGACCAATTAGGTAATTCAGGTAAATTCTTGACTACCAACGGAAGTGCATTATCGTGGGCTTCTTTGGTTACTGGTGTTTCCTCGGTATTCGGTAGAACTGGGTCGGTTGTTGCTCAATCAGGGGATTACACAACAGCACAAGTAACAGAATCAGGAAACCTTTATTACACCGATGCAAGGGCAAGGGCTTCCTTGTCTTTTGCCGCAGGTTCAGGTGCTTACAATAGTACTACTGGTGTAATTACGATTCCTACCAATACCAATCAATTAACCAATGGTGCATCGTTTATAACCTTGGCTTCTTTAAGTGCCTCTGCACCTTTGTCTTATAACAACGGAACTGGTGCTTTCAGTATTAGCCAAGCAAGTGGTTCAACCAATGGTTTCCTTTCATCTACCGATTGGAATACGTTTAACAACAAGCAAAATGCTTTGGGATATACGCCAGTTCCTACTACAAGAACATTGACCATCAATGGTACTTCTTACGATTTAAGTGTAGATAGGAGTTGGACGATTTCCGCAGGATTAAGCGGTTCAGGTACGACTAATTATGTTGCCAAGTTTACTGGAAGTACATCAATTGGTAATAGTTTGATTTATGATAATGGTACTAACGTTGGAATTGGTACTACTTCTCCTGCATTAAAATTAGATGTTGTTTCAGCTTCTCAATGGGATGGTATTAGAGTAT